AGCAATATACATTGCTGTTGCACCTGATGACCAACCTGGGTCTTTAGGTCCACCTTCACCTTCCCAATTAGGATAATAGTCACTCATGATATCACTTAGTAATGTTATATTATTATCTGCAAGACCATATGTCCAAGTGATATAAACGTTTTCAAAACCATCACCTTTCCATCTATCGTCAGGTCTTTCTTGATTTACTGTTGATTGACCATGTATAACAAAATTAGCATACCAGTTTTCAGGTGTATGTTTCCATTCTCTTATCGCAGGATTTTTCATATTAGAAGATTGTGCCTCTTTCATCATTTCATAATGTTCGTTAGGCATGTTTTCCCAATCACGAAAATATACTTTGTTCTCGTCACAGTAACCACTTCGATATATCTCATGTTCTAACATTGGGTCTACTGCAATAAGACCATCTAGTTTATGTTCACGATAAAGAGCGTTACAACCATAAACTTTACCTTTTGTTTTTAAAAGTTCTACGTCTATGTCTTTACGACTTTCACCATTACCTAGTACAAATAAATTCTCACTCACTTTATTATTTTCCTTAATATTAGTTTCATTCTCTCTTTGTTGAATTTCAGAAAAGGTGTATATTTTATTATTTTCGTTTTCAAAGTAGGCCATATTATATCATCCGTAATTTTATTACTAAATTGTTTTGTATAGTTTAATAAACTGTCTAATATACATAATGTTTCTAATGATACTCTTTTCGCAAGGTAAGTCTTAATCAGTATAGGATGTTGACCTCTTGTTACTCTGAATATCTTATCAAAATTTTTATCACTTCTTCTTAATAACTGTTCAATATCTCTCTCAAAATAATATGTTAAACCGTCTATTCTTTTTTGTCTATCTAGATATGCCTCTTGGTTCATATCCTTGATGTAATTAGATTTATTAGATATGATATTGCTAACAAAATAATCAACAATATTATCGCCATATTTTCTGGCTGCCTTAACAAAGAAATATTTGTCATTACGTTGTATAAACGTTTCGTACTTAGCATTAGTTTTAGCATTATACTTAAAGAAATCGTATTCATCTTTTGTAAAATGTAACTTAATGCCAAGGTATTTCTTGTATGCTTCATATCCTTCTTGCATTAATCTTCATTTTTGAAATCAACTGGATCCAAATCATCTTTTGTTTCACTAGTGGTTTCAAGATAACTAATTAATTTTTCTGGCGTACTCTCAATGTAAGGGTCTTCGTCATTTGAGAAATTATTAATACCTGGTTCTTCAGCAAGATATGTAATAATTTCATTATCAATTACAGCACAATAACGCCATGATCTTAAACCAAATCCTTGTTGTGGTTTATTAACTAACATACCTAATGATCTAGTAAACGTACCACAACCATCTGGTATCATTTTTACTTTTTCAATACCTTGTGCGTCTGCCCATGCGTTCATTACAAAAGCGTCATTAACACTTAAACAATAAACTTCATCTATACCCAAGTCTTTTAATTTTTGATAGTTTTCTTCGAAACCTGGTAATTGTTTTGATGAGCATGTTGGGGTAAATGCACCAGGTAATCCAAACACTACTACTTTTCTATTTCTGAATAAATCAATTGTTGTGACATCTTGCCAGACGCCTGCAACTCTATATTTAAATGTGTGATTAATTAAGTTCATATATTCTCCTATACTGGTAACGTTGCTGTTTTTGGTAAAAAATTTAAATCTTGTGCGTTCATTTTAATTTTATCTTTTAAGTTTCTGTTTATTAAATGTGTAACTTGTTCAGGTTCTATTTCTTTTTCTCTACAATAATCTAATACGGCATCCATATGTGATATTCTTTTTTTACTTGCTATCTTTTCTATTACTAGTGCAAATTGTTTTGGTGTCATTCTTTCTCCTTGGTATCCTTCGCTACGGTTTCTATTCTACCTCGTCAGGTAGTTTACTACCATTAGCGAAGGAATCGTTTACTATATCTAATAGTAATTCTGTGTCAAATATCCAATCCATGCCATAACCCATTAAACAAGTCTCACCTGTTTCTTGTATTGTTAAGAATACAGAACCATTTTTTAATGTATTACTATACCAAAATGATACCCATGCAAACGTTGGTGAATTAGGGTCACCACTTTGTTTTACATCTGACCATGCAATTGGTTTTTGTTTAAATGTGCTACTTGCATATGAAAATACTAGTGGTCCTGGTCCACAAAATATTGGTATTTGTTGTTGTTGCATTACACCTGGAGGAAATACAGGATATGTTTCTGCTTGTGCTTTGTTTAAACCGGCATATACAATTCCTAGAAATAATCCTATAAGAAACATGCCTACAATATATCTAACTGCTTTCATTACATTATCAATTTGTTATCGGGTTTTACTAAGTTTGTTGTGTTTTGTTCATATGCGTTCTTTATGTTCTCACCTGGATTAGTTGTACAAATAATGTTATCTTTTTTTACCATAACAATTTCATCTTCACTATAAGGTATATAAGGTTGAAAACCTATTCTTGTATTCTCACCTGGTTTACCTTGCATAGGTATTAGAACAAAAGGTTTCTTAATTGCGTCATGTGTTGTTGTATGTTCTTTTTCTTGCGGTGCACCTACAACGTCCTCACCTGTAGTTAATCTATATAATTTAATTGACATTTTTACTCTCCTGCCATTTGTAAAAGTCTTGTACTGCCTCTTTTAATTGAGGTAAATAATCAACTTTATTTTTCTTAAACACTTGTGTTGTGCCTTCCTCTGTCGTAATCAATATAACAACTTGGGTCACTTCTTCACCAAAATGTTCTTTATACATTTCTGCATAAGCACTACCTTGAATGAAATAGTTTTCAATCCAGTCTTCGTTCTTTTCTTTTGTAGATGTTTTAAAATCTATGATTGATAAAACGTCATCATATTCTGCAATACAATCAACACGACCTGCAACTGTATAATCAGTTGAAAACATTTGTGCTTCTTGTAATCGTATATTATTTATTTTTGATAGTTCTGGTTTCAATACATTGAACATCATTCTTGGTAGAAATTGTTTTTTATATTTGTCAACTTGTTCTAAGTCAACATTGTTTAGATAGTCTTCAACCATATTATGTACTGCTGTGCCTCGATTTGCCGCTTGTATCATTACATGGTTTGCAACTTCTTCGCCTACACTTTTACGCCATTTTATTAATCCTTCTTTTTGACGGATTGATAATACTGACGTGATAGACGGATAAATCTTTTTAGTTTCTTGATCTTCGTAAAATCTTTTACCATCTACATTCTTTGCTTTTAGTAGTGGTAAGTCGTTAATAGGTGGTTGATGTGTAAACATTATATAATCCTTAATAGTTAAACTATTATATCACGGCTTGACTAAAAAGTCAAGCACTATCTTCTAGTAAAAAATGGGTCTGGTTTTCTTTTTGTCTGATCCATTGCTTTGCCTATAAATTTGTTAAAATCTTTATAAGCAACATGTTTGCCGTATCTATAGGAAATATAGATAACTATACAAACTAATATTGTATGTGTTATTGCGTCCATTCTTTTGCCTTCTCAGTTACTTCACTAACTCGTCTTGTCCATCCTTTACCAAATGTATCAAATGTAGAAAGACTTTCATAATAATTTTGTCTCATTAATGCATAACTTTCAATAGTTTGATTGATACCATAGTGGTCAACATACTCTTTAATTTTACCTAATGTATTAGGACCTATGCCACCATCAACTGTAGTATTTACTAGTCTCTGAATAAATTTTGCAGCACGACCTGGTCCTGCATTTACAGCAAAGTCAAATATGCATAAGTCTAGACCTTCAGGTAAATCGTCACCTTTCACTCTATCCCAATAATTCTTTTTATAGATAGGTTCAACATCTTCTTTTGTTAAATCTTTCATTTCTTTTTCGCCACCAAAGTCTTCGTAAACTCTTTTAGTGACACCTAAGTTTGTTTCGCCGCCTGGGTCTTTTGGGTGATTAACATAACCACCTTCATGATGTAATATTACTTCTAATGCTTCTGAAAATTTATTGCTCATAGTGTAATCCTAATTTTATCTTGTTAATTAAATATGATTTCAATAGACCTGATCTAACAATGTCGCCAATGTTAAATTCTATACATTCTATTTCTTTCATTTCTTGCATGATATTAACGAAATCTAATATACCGTTTCTATCATTTGTTTTTGTTAAGTCTGTTTGCTGTATATCGCCAGCAAAAACTATTCTTGTGTCTTGTCCTACTCTTGTCATGATTGTATCTAATTCATGAAAGTTTAGATTTTGACATTCATCTACAATTATTACTCCGTTATCGATTGTAATACCTCGTAGAAAACTCGTAGATAAGAAATCTATTGTACCTTGATTTCTTAAATTATTATACAACTGGTCAAACGATCTCTCGTCTGGTTGTTTAAACATAAATCGTACCATGTTTTGATACGGTACTTGATAGAGATATGATTTATCCTCTTCATCGCCAGGTAAAAAACCTATATCTCTTGTAGGCAATAAAGAACGAACAATATATACTCGTTCTCTTGGTGATTTAGGATCTAGCACATCTTTCAATGCGTTGTACAATGCAACAAAAGTTTTACCAGTTCCTGCTACGCCATATAAAAAAAGATTTTGCCCTTTTTGATAATGAGTAAAAACTTCTTTTTGATTATCTGTTATTGGTTTAATATCTGTTAAATCTGTATGAGATATTCCCAATGTCTTTTTTTTACTTACCATTTTATTTTCACTTTTTTTATGAGTTGTTGCTCAGTTTACATTTTCGGATTCTGTTTACCAGTATATAATATTCCTACCATTGTACTGCAACATATCTAATTCTATTTATATTTTCCTTTTGCTCTTGCGATTTTTCTATGTTTTTCTAATACTTCTTTTGTCTTTGCTTCTTTAATTCCTCTACGTCTATATCTTCTACCTAAATTACTATCAGGATGTTTTTCTGCAATTCTACTTAATTGTTCTTTCCAACCTGCGTCTGTTTTACTATCAATCTGACCTGTTGTTGATACTATATTCATTTGTGTAGGAGGCATTAATGTAATGTGTTTCTTTTTTATAAACTTTTCCATTTCTGCAATAGTCATATAATCCTCAAATTCAGTTTTTGTATTCTTATTATAAAATCTATACGTTGGCATTTTCGCTTGCTCTCCACTCTTTTCTCATTGTAATATATATCGGGTCTGTGGTTACTCTTTCTCTTGCTCTCTTAAATATCTGTGCTGACTTTGCTTTTATACTCGTTGCCCAATCTTTTTCTTGTGGTCTTACATTACCATCTTTATCATATTTTTTACCGTCTTTGTGATTTGCATATCTTCTTGCTCTAGTAAAACCCATTTCTAAAAATTTTCTACACATATCCATGCCAACAAAATCTTTTATGTTTCTATAAGAGTTATATAAGAATAGTATTGCTGAAACAGATATAAATGCCTCTTTAGGTGTTTTAAAACGCCAATGTTTACATATAACATTTGTGTATGGTCTTACTAATAATACACCTTGTTCACCTCTACCTATACGATATCTTTTATCATTAGGTGTAAACTCTAAATTTTTATAATCTAAATTATAATCAAACT